GGAACTAACCTAGGAGAAATTGATGATCTTAGATATTTCACTAATAAACTTTTTAGAGCCCTTCGTATACCTAGCTCTTATCTGCCTACTGGCCCGGATGATGGAGGTAGTTCTTTCAATGATGGACGAGTAGGCACTGCTTACATTCAAGAACTGCGTTTTAACAAATACTGTGAACGTTTACAGAGTCTGTTAAACGAATCATTTGACTTGGAATTTAAAACTTACCTAATGAAAAAAGGTATAAACTTTGATCCAAACGTATTTGAATTACAGTTTAATCCTCCGCAGAATTTTGCTAGCTATCGTCAAACTGAAATGGACACAGCACGGATCACGGGCTTCACACAGATGATTGCCATTCCTCAAATCAGTAAACGTTTTGCCCTTAAACGCTTCTTAGGATTGACCGCAGAAGAGATGGCAGAGAACGAAGATCTCTGGAAAGAAGAAAACGGTTTGGACAAGAAAGCAGTTAGTGCCAGTGCTGAACTGCGTGGTGCAGGAGTTACATCAGGCGGCATGGAAGCTGATATGACTGGACTTGATCAAGCTGGGGAATTACCTCCAGAAGGTGCCGACCCTGCTGCTACTGCTGCAAATCAACCTGCTGGACAAACACCGGCTCCTCCACCGCCTGCTTAAGATAAATATTCGTATGCTATTAAACGAATTCATTTATTTCAACAGCACTAACGCCGATCTAAAGGATGACGAGCGATATAATCCTTTAGAAGATACTAGTGTAATCACAGCTAAGGATCTACGTAAGACTAGATTAACGCTAGATATGATTAATAATCTACGTAAAGCAGGCGATGCTAGAGAAAAAGAGCAGAAAGAGCATCTTGATTTTGTTAAAATCATGTATGCAACACCTGCAGAAGCTCCTGCTTAAAATAGCATAAGTTAATTTTTGCAGACGTTTTATAAATATTTCTGCAAAACAAATCAAAAGTGATTTAAAAAATCATGCCTCTCTGTCAGAAACGACTCGTTTTTGGCCTATTTCACATAACTAATTTAACTTGGCTGTAAATACATCGACAGCCTTGCCGCATCTAATTAAGGAGAAAACCGCAATGTCTAACAAGTTTGAACAACTATTAGATTATCTTGTCAACGAAGAAATGGATAAGGCCAATGAATTATTCCATGAAATCGTTGTAGAGAAGTCTAGAGAAATTTACGAAAATATGATCGCTGAAGAAGCGGACGAAGATGAATTAACCAAAGAAGCCCAACAAGACGACATGGACGAATCCATGGCCGAACCTGTTGAAGAAGAAACCACACTAGAAATTGGTGGGGATCAAGCTGATGGCCTACCAACTGATACTATGGATCCAATGTCTATGGGCATGGACGATTCAGAAGATGAAGAGCCAGGTATGGACGGCGACCTAGGTGGTATGGGTGGCGGAAGTTTAGAAGATAAAGTATTCGATCTAGAAGCTGAATTTGAAAAACTACAAGCTGACTTTGCTGCTCTTAAGGGCGACGAAAAGAGTGAGCCAGAGCACAGCGACGGTGAAGCTGATCCAGAATTTGGACCTTCAGACGACGATGAAGGCGGCGACGAAGACGGCGAAGACGGCGACGAAGAAAAAGAAAACATGTACAGCGAACGTATGCTTACCCGTGAATATGTTGAGAAAGTCGGCAACGATTGGGACAACAAAAGTTCAATGAGAACACCAGGTCCAGTAGGTTCTGGCTCAGGTGACAAAGCTGGACAGACATCTGTTGATGGTAAAAGAAGTGTAGTTAGCTCTGCTAGCGGACGTCCTACAACCAAAGCCTCTGCACACAATATTCTACAAGGTGGAGTAGGTGAAGGCAACAATACAGGAACAAGTCCAAATGGTAAAACAGGTGGTCTAGTTGGTAATGTCAAAGGTGAATTTACCAATGGCGGTACACACAATGTTAACAATGTTAAGTCCGGTGTTAAAACACTAAAAGGACAAACAGGTTGGCCTAACAACAACAAATCAGCTGGTCCAGTAGGTTCTGGGTCAGGGGACAAAGCAGGACAGACATCTGTAACAGGTACCAAGTCTATCCTAGACAAAGCCCAATAATTGAGAATTTGAGATGCTATATCTTAGAGAACATTTAAGTTTTGATCAAGCAGGAGTCGTATTAGAGTCCGATGACAAGGATGGCAAGAACCTTTATCTAAAAGGTATTGCCATCCAAGGCGGTATTCGCAATGCTAATCAACGGGTTTACCCAGTTGACGAGATTGAGCGAGCTGTAAAAACTCTAAATGATCAAATACAAGAAGGCTATAGCGTTCTCGGAGAAGTAGATCATCCTGATGATCTAAAAGTAAATTTAGACCGTGTGTCCCATATGATTACTCAAATGTGGATGGAAGGTCCAAATGGTTATGGAAAGATGAAAATCCTTCCTACTCCGATGGGCAACTTAATTAGAACAATGCTCGAAAGCGGTGTAAAACTTGGCGTAAGTTCACGTGGCAGCGGTAACGTTAGCGACATGAGTGGCCATGTATCTGATTTTGAGATTATCACTGTTGATATAGTTGCACAACCTAGTGCGCCAGGAGCTTATCCTACACCGGTCTATGAACACCTGATGAACAGTCGTGGTGGCAATAGAGCAGTAAGGGTGGCACACGAGGTAAAAGAAGATCCTAAAGCCCAGAAGCATCTCCGTGAGGCGATGCTTAACATAATAAATGGTTTAAAAACCTAAGGAGACAAGCGATGTTGGACGCATTCAAGAAGCTGGTCGAAAGTGGCATGATGTCAGAGGACGTAAAGTCTGAGATTGAAACTGCATTTAATCAGAAAATTCAAGAAAACCGCGATCTAGTCACCGCTGAACTACGTGAAGAGTTTGCCCAACGATACAGTCACGATAAGACTGTTATGGTTGAGGCACTTGACAAAATGATCAGCGAGAGATTGGTCGCAGAAATGGCTGAGCTTGCAGAAGATAAGAAATCTTTAATTGAAACTAAAGTAGCTTATCAACGCAAGATGAATGAAGATGCTAGTGTACTAGAATCTTTTATCATGAATCAGCTAGGTAAAGAACTTGTAGAATTCCAAAATGATCGTAGAAAAGTTAGCGAGAATTTTGAAAAACTAGAACAGTTCATTGTAACTGCACTAGCAAGAGAGATTAATGAATTTGCCGTTGACAAACGTGATCTAGCCGAAACGAAAGTTAAACTAGTACGTGAAGCAAAATCACAATTTGATGATCTTAAGAAACAATTCGTTACACGCAGTGCCGCAATTGTGAAAGAGACTGTAGAACAAAAATTAACATCAGAAATGAGACAACTCAAAGAAGATATCGATTCTGCACGTCAAAACGCATTCGGTCGCCGTTTATACGAAGCATTTGCACAAGAGTTTAGCACAAGCTATCTAAACGAAAAATCTGAAACAGCAAAACTGTTAAAGATTATTGAGAAGAAAGATGTTGAGCTAGCTGAAGCAAAATCTGTTGTTACTGAAAAAGCAAAATTAGTAGAATCTAAGGATCGCGAAATTCGCGTTGCTCAAGATGTTGCTAAACGCAAAGAAGTAATGGCAGAACTGTTAGCACCGTTAGGTGCTGAACAAAAGGGAATCATGAAAGAATTGCTAGAGTCTGTACAGACTGCAAAACTTAATGAATCGTTTGACAAATACCTACCAGCAGTTATGGAAGGCAACATCAAGAAAGTTACTAAGGCTCCTGCCAAAGAGATGATTACTGAAGGTGCAGAAATAACTGGAGATCGTGAAAATAAACAGCCACAGGTAGGCTTAGATAACATTTTAGATATCCGCAAATTAGCGGGTCTAAAATAATTTAATATTCAAGGAGAAGACATAAAATGTCACAACTATTAAATGAAAGATGGTCAGAGACCAAAGAAGCTCTGCTTGAAGGCCTATCAGGTAACCGCAAGTCTTCTATGAGCGTTTGCTTAGAGAATACACGCAAGTACTTGGCTGAAAGTGCAACTTCTGGAGCTACAAGCTCTGGTAATATCGCAACACTTAACCGTGTTATCCTTCCAGTAATTCGTCGTGTTATGCCGACAGTTATTGCTAACGAAATCGTTGGTGTTCAGCCAATGACAGGCCCAGTTGCCCAGATCCACACTCTACGTGTTCGCTATGCTGATACCAGCAGTGGTGACAGCGTAATGGCTGGTGAAGAAGCACTAAGCCCATTCAAAATTGCTGCTGGTTACTCTGGCGCAGGTTCTACTGGTAAGGCTCAAACAACAGCCGTACTAGAAGGCCAACCAGGTAAGCGTATGAGCATTCAAATCTTGAAAGCACCAGTCGAAGCCAAGTCACGCAAGCTATCAGCTCGTTGGACATTCGAAGCTGCTCAAGATGCTCAAGCAATGCAAGGTATTGACATCGAAGCAGAAATCATGGCTGCTCTTGCTCAAGAAATCACAGCTGAAATTGACCAAGAAGTTCTAGCTTCTTTACGTAGTCTAGGCACAGTTGAACAAACTTATGACCAAGCTAGCGTATCTGGTACAGCTACATTCGTTGGTGATGAACACGCTGCTCTAGCTGTTCAAATCAACCGTGTTGCTAACTTGATTGCACAGCGTACACGTCGTGGTGCTGCTAACTGGGCTGTTGTTTCTAACCAAGCTCTTACAATTCTACAAAGTGCTACAACAAGTGCATTTGCTCGTACCACAGAAGGTACATTCGAAGCTCCTACAAACACCAAGTTTGTTGGTACATTGAACAATGCAATGCGTATCTATGTTGACGCATATCTTGCTGATACAGACGACAACAACCAATGTCTAATTGGTTACAAAGGACCATCTGAAGCAGATGCAGCGGCATTCTATTGCCCTTACATTCCTCTAATGAGTTCTGGTGTTGTTCTTGACCCAGCAACCTTTGAACCAGTAGTTGGCTTCTTAACACGCTACGGCTATGTTGAGTTGACAAACACTGCTAGTTCTTTAGGTAACGCTGCTGACTACCTAGGCAAAGTGGCTATCACTTCTGCTAACGTTAGCTTCCGTTAATCCAAATAGGATTACAATACAAAACCCGCTTCGGCGGGTTTTCTTTTGGACGTAAAAATAAATAGACCATGATACCAATCATAGAATTTAATCCTAATCCTTTTACTGATCACCTTAAACAAAACTGGAAAGGCATTAGAGACGAGTACTACTGGTACTTAAAAAAACACGGCATCATGGACGAGAATAATGTTATAACACAGAAAAAACTTCAAGATCATAATCCGTTGCCTAATTCAAACGACAGTTTATATACAAAAGAATGGACCAGCGATGGATTCTTTGTTAGACCAAATATCTTATGTGAAGATCAGCAGGCAAGAATACATTGGGGAGACGAGCCCTATCGGATGAAACCTGAAATATATGAATGTCCTAATATTTTACACATATACGAAACATGGAAAGAACATCTGGGGTCAATAGTGTTTAATATAAGTTATCCTGGCTCAGTATTAAATCATCACTACGGAGTTGACCCTCAATATATCAGGATGCATGTCTGTATTAAAACAGAAGAACATTGTACATTTGATGTTGAGAATTATAGACGAGGCTGGAAGGACGGAGATGTTTTTGGTTTTGATGATGCAAATTGGTTTCATGGAACAAATCACAGTGTAGAAGGCAAACACGAACGAATTATATTACTAGTTGATATTGCTAAAACACTAGTAAAACCTTGGGCAAAGACTTGGCCAGTACGTGATAAACGCCCGTTAGAGACTGTAAAAATTAATCCCTGGTAAATACACTGTTCGCTCTTAATTGAGAGTTTATGCGGCACCCACCGCGTAGGCCTAGAACGCCAAACACAAAGGAGAAAACAAATGGGACGTCCGATTCAAAAGAAATATTTTGGTAATACAAATTACCCGTATGACAATGACAGCACTGGTGGATTTACAGGTCTAGGGGGCGAAGGTGTTGCCTCAGTTACAATCAGTAACAGCGGTACTAACTATTCTGTAGGTACAGTGGGAGCATTTTCTGCACCTAATATTGCAGGCGGTGTACAAGCTCTAGGTACTTTAGAAATTATTGGTACTGGAGCACTTCGCGGTAAAATTATGAGTGTAACTGTTACTGAACCTGGTACAGGTTATACAGCAGCACCTACATTTACCTTAACTACAGCAACTGCCGTTACATCTGCAACAACAGGTACTAACGGTGCAACAAGATTATACCCGGCAGCAGTCGCTGGTATTGTTGTTGGTATGTTAGCTGTTGGTGCTAACGTAGGTACAAGTTCTTACGTAACAGCAGTAGGTGCAAACTATGTTGATGTAAGTGCAACAAATGCAAATACTGTTAACGCTTCGGTAAAATATCAAGACAATGGTATTGGTTTTGCTAACACTGTTGCAGCAACATCTTCAAAAGTTGATGCTATTACAATTACATCATATCTAACCACAGGCTCAAGTGCTGTTAGTGGTGGCGATATTATGAAACA